CCATGACAAAGGTTGCCAGCACCAGCAAGCCCTTGCCCGGTTGGTACGGAAACGAACGGAAGGACTGTCGGGTTACGGTGCCCACGCCCGCCCCGGTGACTTCCATTTTGAGCGCCGCCTCGTTGGAGAGGAACGTAGTTGTGCCCGTCCCGGTCGTTGCGACGTCAAACTGGTTGTCCGCAGCGTAACGGTTTTGACTGTCAAACAGCGTGTAGGGCTCACTCACTCGCTGCCGACCAAATGCATCCAGCGCTGTCGGTGGAAATGAAATGGGTACTGGCAGTCCGTTTGTGTCCATGAAGCCTCCGCCGTCTCCATACCACGCATAGGCCGAGTCCTTGTCCTCGGTCACTATCGGGGAGTACGTGTTGTTTAGTTGAAAGATCACCTGCTCCAGCGAGCGCACGAGCTGGTTGAACTGCTCGGGGCTGTAGCCGCTGGTGGCGGCGTTGGGAAGCCGGACGTTGTTGATCTTGCTCATCGCAACCCATCCGGCTGGATGTCAACACGCATCGTGCCGTAGCGCCAGTTGCTGCCCAACGCATCACTCTCAATGCGAAGCTGAATCTGCCTGCCCCGCGCGCGCGTGTCCACCTTTTGCGTGGTCGGGGTAATCACATACGGGTCCAGCGAACTGGGCGTTGCCGTAGCTTGCGGGAATGCACGCAGCAGCAACCGCACCGTCAGATTGCCCACCTGGTTCTTGAAGTCAGGGATAAAGCGCTTCATGAAAAGCATCTGATCCCCGTCGCCAATGTCAAAGTAGCCCGATGCGATGTAGGCCGAGATCGGCTGATCCACCGCGTCCTTGCCATCTTCCTGGTTGTACAGACGCGAGCGGCCGGCCGTAAGGCCATAGATCGTGTTCCCATAGGTGGGCGTCTGCGTGCCAGCGGGGTTGTACGCGGCCGCAACAGGCTTGACAAAGGTGTTCATGTCCACCCACGAAGTGCGCGACAGCGTGCCGATCGACCACACGTTTTCCATGTAGTTGTACGTCACAAAGCGATCAATGTAGTCGCTGGTGAACGAGCAGTACCACCAGGTCACTTCGTTGAACTGAGTGTTGATGCCGACGTTGACCTGGTAGCTCTGAATCAGGTTGATGTCCTTGAACACGTAGTCCTGCACCGTGCAAGGAATCTTCTTGACCGTACCGTCAAACATGAAGAACGCATCACGGCCCATCCAAAACGCCACACCGTTGACGTCCGCTGCTGCGTGAGGCGCGATGCATCCACAGTTGGCCCCAAGCTGCTGGAAGCCAAAGGTGTAGGGCGGGCCCAGGTACTGCTGGCCATGCAGCGAGGTGTCGGTGAAGATCAGAATTTGACCGCGCGAACGGATCGCCGTGACGATCGTGTTGCCGTCCGTGATCCGTTGTCCACCGGCCGTGTTGGTCGCACTAGGCACGAAGTTCGTGATGTCTTCCTGGTTGGAAAAGCGCACAAACATCGGGTCCTGCGAGGAGGGCGTGCCCAGTACAGTCTCTGTCCCAAAGCAGACCAGGTGCCGATCAGGCGTAGACAGCAGCGCGTACTTGCTCTTCGTGGGTGCCCCAGAAATAGCCACGGCCCGCGTGCTAAGGCCCCCGCTGGGCAGCCACTCGTAGATGCCGCCATCAACAAGCTGGGCAATCAGGTTCTCGCCGTAGGTGTCAAACTGCCATACGCGGGAGTTAAGCTGCAGGCCAGAAGACGCAGGACGGGGCGTGCCCCAGGTGAAAAAGCCCCACGTGCCAGTGCCCCAGCCAAAGTCAACGAAGCTCTTGTCCTCACCGACACTGATCTGATAGGCGGCGTTGGCAGTGCCCGCATTGCTGACCGTGCTGGTGGCCGCAGTCGGAGAGGTGATGCGGTAGCTGTTCGCACCGATGACCTCAAGAATCTCAAACTCGTTGTTCAGGCTCGCATTGGGGATGCCGCCGGGGTCACCTGTGGTGCTGGAGAACGTGACAAAGTCCCCGGTGATCGCGCCGTGGCCAGAGTCGTTGACCACCACGTTCGTCGATCCGTTGGTGGTGTTAAACGTCACGCCCGTGGCCGTGTCACGGATGGGAGTGACATCGGCCCACGCGCCGCCGTAGAAGACGTAGAGCTTGCGGTTGGTGCCAATGGCCGCGCGCGGTGATCCGTCAAGCGAGGTCCATGTGAAGACCTCACTGGTCGAGCCAATGAAGTAGGCCTCGGTGTTGTTGAAGTTGGTCCAGCCACCGAGCTTCTCGGGCAGCCCATAGCGAAAGCGCACGTAGTCGGAGTCGATCCAGCCGCCTTCCGCACCGTACTCGGTGTTTTGCTTGTCAACCCCAGGCTTTAGGAACAGTCGTAGAAGCGCCATCTCTTGTCCTTAGGTGATGGGGCCGCCAACCAGCCAAGCGTCACAAGTGCGATCGCCGGCGCACTTGAAATGAAAGAGCTCGCAGTAGCCAAGGTTCGCGGCCTTGATGACATCCCCCGCGTAGCTCTTGTGCTCTTCAGGCTCGTTGTGAATGCCGTTTTCGATGCACTTGAGCATCTGCTTGGTCTGGATGAACGCGCCACAGTTGCCGCAAAGCGCCTTCTTGGCCTCCACGATCGTGGTATCCCACATGTCGGCCTTCTTCTGCCAGAAATCCGTTGACGCGGACTGCGGGTTGAGAGGCCCATAGCCATAGTCTTTGATGGCGTGATTGCGGTTTTTCAAATTGACGTGGATGTCCACCGTGGCCGTCGGGCAGGCCTTCATGCCCTGGGCATGGGCACGCTTGATGCCGCTGACGATTGCGTCTTTTTTCACAGTAGCCATGGCTATCGATACCCCGCTGTTTTCTTGGCAATGGTCTTGGGCTGCTTGACAAACTGCTTGCCCTTGGCATTGCCCTTGGACTTGGCCCGATTGGTCGCAGCCTTCTCGCCAGGCGAGAGCGCGCTCCACGCCGCATCAGGCAGATAGCGCTTCTTGCCCTTGCTGGGCTTGCCATCCGACGTGCGCCACTTCTGCGCAGTCCAGTCCTTGAGCGATTGCTGCGGCGCTTTCATGAGGTGTAACCCCCGCCCTTTTTCTTGTACTGCTGCGCGAGCAACTGAGCTTTGCGCGCGGACCACTCGCCAGGATCGCCACCTTTGGTGCCCGCCTTGATCTTCTCAAACAAAGCCTTGCGCATGCCAGGCTGGCTGTAGTTACCAGCGGCATTGACCTTTGATTTGGTTTTAGCGGGGGCTTTTTTGGCGGGCATGACGGCTCCTTTACATCGTGGCACCGGCCGCAGCAGGCACGGTCGTGATCTCAATGGAGACGGACCGCTTGAGCGCCAGGGCCTGGCCGCAATCGGAGCAGGTATCCGCCTCGATTTCGGTCTCGTCTAGGTCGTAGCCGCACGCGCCACAGACCACCTCTATGGAGTGGGCGGGCTCGATGTTGCCATCGACCAGCGTTTGGGCAGACTTAGTGAGCTTCATCGATCACAGGTGCCTGGGGCACTTTAATCTGCGGAGTGGCCTGCTCGTGGATCGCGTTGACCAGGTTGAAAACCTCGCCATACGGGCGCGAACCCAGATACTGCAGGAGACTGTTGAGCAGGGGCAGCGACAGCTCGATTTTTTGCTCATCCATGGGTTGCTCCTTGATTTAAGCGGTCAAGACCTCTTGCGCGTGCCTGATGTGCGCGATCCGGTCGTCCAGCCCAATGGTACCGCCGTTGATCTTTTTTGTCATGCCCGTGTAGTCTTTAGCATCAGCCTCTTTATTGAGCTGGCGCTTGTTCCAGTACCACCCGGCGGTCAAAGCTGCGTACTTGGGCACCAGCACGTAGTCCGGGGAATGGATGAAGTCCATGTTCAAGGCGTCACCGGCCAGCGTGTAGTTATCCTTGCCGGTCAACTGGATTAGGCCGCGCCCGTGGTACAGCCAGCCGTCCCCGGTCTCTTCGGTGCCGTTGCCCATGCGCCCGCCATACACCCGGTTGGCAATCTTCTCAGGGTTGCGGTGGTAGGGCTGCGCGGCCTCCAGCGTCGGGAAGCGGCTGGGCCAAGTCTTCATCAAACCCTCGGCGCTGTAGTTCAGGTTCTCCTCCAGCTTGGTGAAGTTCATGCTCTCATGGGCGCACTGCCCGATGAACGCAGCCTGCCGCGCTGGGGTGTTGATCTCGTAGCGGTGGAAAACTTCTTCCAGAGGCTCGATCCAGTCGGCGCTGATTTTGAGTTTGGCGAGGGTGTTTGCGAGGCTCATCATTTGATTGCAGGTGCTTTAGAAAGAAGATCGGTTTTGGCCTGCGACCCTGCGCTAGAACCAAAGTAATAGGCAATGATCCCGGTCCATGCGGTACCGAGGGAGCCCAGCATCATCAGAATGGCCGGGTTGTTGGAGTCAACCTTGCCCAGCAGCATCATCACCATGATGCCGAAGAACCCGATAGTGACGATTGCAGCCAGCACGGGGGGCACGATGGAGCGGGTGGTGGCCTGCATCTCACGGGCAGACTTCCTGTCATCCACGGCCAGCGATTCAAAGTTCAGGCCCAGTTCATTCTCTTGGCGCTTTAACTCGATCTCGGCCAGCTTGACCTGGGCGATTTGATCAGGCGTCATCTTGTTGCTGGAGATTAGGTCTTGGACCTTGTCCTCGTCCACGCCAACGGCTT